GATAGTCCTGCTATTGGTGAGTTCACCCAACCCGCCAACACAATTATGACCAATATCAAAATCTTTTGCGCGACTGCTCCCGTAATTGGGACAGGCGACATTGGTTATGAGGTTGGTACTTCCAGTTCCGGTGCACAGATTGTGGCGGCGGTAACGGATCAGATTTTGGATGGTGGCACGACTGTTGTAGTGGGCAATGTGACATTGCCTTCTTTGGTTACACAGACTGAAAGTGGAACAACGGCCCCCGCCTCTGTGCAGTATACCGCTTCAGCAAGGACGATCTACTGCAACATCACCAATACGGCAGACGCCACCACCGCAGGCTCCTTTACGTTTATTATCGAATACGTGCAGATTGCATAGATCGAAGAGGAGAATGACAGTGTTATCTGGTGAAATTAAGGAGTAGATCATGGCTGATGCTGTAACAACCACCACGGTTATAGATGGTGCGAGAGACGCCATAATCTACTGCACCAATACCAGCGACGGGAGTGGAGAAGCTGCGGTTACAAAAGTAGATGTTTCCGCTCTCTCCTCTCGTCAGGATGGAACGGCTTGCACTGGTGTCAGGATTAAGAAGATCGTGTTCACTAACGTCGGCATGGGCGTGAAGATCCTTTGGGACGCTTCCACCGACGTTATCGCGGCGGAACTTCCTGCTGACTATTCTGATAGCCTTGACTATTCAGACATCAGTGGATTGCCTAACGTGGCAGCTTCCGGAGGGAAAACAGGGGATATTCAGTTTACCACTGTGGGTCATGGCAGTGGCGACACTTATTCCGTGGTTATCCACTGCCTGAAGGAATACTGATGAAGGGTTTGAAATACAATGGCTGTCTCCGGATCTAAGGATTTTGAGCCCAATGTAGCAGACTATATAGAAGAGGCTTTTGAGCGTTGTGGTTTGGAGTTTCGGACAGGCTATGATTCCGCCACGGCTCGAAGGTCTCTTAATTTATTGTTCTCGGACTGGGCTAACCGTGGCTTAAATCGTTGGACTATTAAGCAGGTAAGTCAAACAGTAGCCTCCGGAATATCCGAATATCCAGTAGGTACTATCACAGCGACTGTTGGGGATTCCGGAAGTCTCAGCGTTGGGGAAACCATTACGGGTGGAACTAGCGCGGTCACGGCTTCCATAATTACAAAACCCACCTCCACCACAATAACGGTTACCGTTCCATCGGGAACCTTTACCTCTGGGGAAACCATAACTGGGGGCACTAGCGGGGCGAGCACGACAATTTCGGCTAGCCCAAGTTTAGAGGATACCCAGGCCACTATTGATATTCTAACTGGGGTAATAAGGCGTAGTGATTCCGATATATCTATCGCAAGAATAACTCGGGACACCTATCTAAATATCCCTACCAAAACTACTACGGGGAGGCCCATCCAATTTTACGTGGATCGCCAGATAACCCCTGTAGTTAAGATTTGGCCTGTTCCCGAGAATAGCACAGATATTTTTATTTATGATCGTCTCGTCCGAATAGATGATGTGGATGCTGCGGTAAATACTACCGAGATACCTTTTCGTTTTTACCCGTGCTTGGCGGCAGGTTTGGCCTACTACATATCCCTGAAAAAAGCTCCCGAAAGAATACAGATTTTAAAAGGACTGTACGAAGAAGAGTTTACCCGTGCAGCAGAAGAAGATCACGACATAGCAAGTATTAACTTAGTTCCTTACTACGCCTCTTTGTAAGTGCGGGGTCCTAATGGCTAGATATGCCTCTGATAAACATGCAATGGGTATTTCTGATCGTTCTGGTGCGGCTTATCGCTTACGTCACATGCGTAAGGAATGGACCGGATTTCTTGTTGGGAAAGATGAATGGGAGGCAAAACAGCCGCAATTAAATCCTATAAAGCCCACCGGAGACCCCCAGGCTCTTCGCAATGCCCGCCCAGATAGAACGGAGCCTGCGGTTACTGTCCTTCTTGCTTTTAATTCGTTTCGTTCCGGAAACAGCGGGTCAGCTACCATAACAGTTACGGAACCGGGACATGGGAGAAGCACGGGGGATACTGTTAGATTCCGTTCCGTTAGTTCTTTTGACGGGTTTTCCTCGGATACCATAGAAAGCTCCGATGGATACTCTATAACCAAGGTTGATGACGACAATTATACATTTGCCGCAAGTAGTGGAACCGCAACAACGGGTAGCGTAAAAGGTGGCGGTGGGGACGCCTCTGCGGGCCCCGTAACCGTGAGTGCATGACATGGCTTTCACTTTCACTACACTGAAAACTGCTATTCAGGATTACACTCAGAACACTGAAACCACTTTCGACAGTCAGTTGTCGAGATTTATTTTGAACGCTGAAGAGCGTATTTTGAAAGAATGCCAGTTAGATGTTTTTAGAAAGTCTTCCCAAGGGTCCGCCACTTCTGGAAATCAGTACCTGTCCAAGCCGACAGACTTCTTATCTCAGAACTCGTTGAGCGTTATAAACTCATCTAGTAAAGAATTTCTTCTTTATAAACAGGCAACTATGTTGCAGGATTACACCCCTAATCCAGCAACAACAGGAACCCCTAAGTATTACGCTGACTGGGATGAGGAAACATTCCTGCTGGCTCCTACCCCCGACAGTAACTACACCATGGAATTGCATTATTTTTACCGTCCAACCTCTATAACAACCAGTAGTGATGGTACGAGTTGGTTGGGGACCAACGCAGAATTGTGCCTTTTGTACGGGAGTCTGTGTGAAGCGTATGTCTTTATGAAGGGCGAAGCCGATATCCAGAAAGAGTACACAGACAGGTTTATTGAATCTATTCAATGGCTCAAGAATTTGGGCGAGGGTAAGCAAACCCGTGATGAGTACCGTTACGATAGGGTTAGGAAGGCCGTACAATAATGTTTGATTCGGTTGGTTCTTCTCGGATAAACGATGTTTTCGTATTTACTACTGAGAACAGAGGACATTCTCCTGAAGAAATAGCGGAGATGACCCTGAACAAGATAATGCTTGTTTCCGAGGGGGCTCCTCCAGTCATCCGAGAGCAGGCGCTGGCCCATAGGGATAGATTGAAAGAGGTGCTAGTCTTTTATATGAAAAGGGTGGCGCAGAGTGAGCGGACTACTATTTGGGCTCTACTGAGAAATCAGGGCCATCGTGACTTGGCAGAGATTATAAGGAGGCTGTAATGGCAGTTGGATCCTCCGCAATGTGCGGAACTTTCAAGACAGAAGCAATGGCGGGAATCCATTTTTGGACTCCGCATACACGAACTGGATCTAGCGCAATAAGTGCGGATACGTTCAAGATTGCGATGTTTACAAATAGCTCATCCATCAGTGCTGATACTACTGGTTACACTACCTCTAACGAGGTGTCTGGAACAGCTTACACAGCGGGGGGTAATGCGTTGGCAAGTGTGACACTTGGCTTGGCCGATAACAGCAGTTCTGTACCCACTGCATATTTGGATTTCGCTGATAGCACATGGTCAACTTCTACTATTTCCAGTGCCAGAGGAGCTTTAATCTATAACAGCACGCTAAGTTCTGCGGGTACAGGTTCAACTACTAATCATGCGGCATACCCAGCGGTTGCGGTAATCAACTTCGGCGGGGATAAGTCATCCAGTGCGGGTGATTTTACTATACAGTTTCCGGCAAATGATGCCAATAACGCGATAATCAGGATTGCATAATGGCCCTTATTACTGGCTGGGATAGGAGTACCTGGAACGCAGGAACGTGGAATAGCCCCGTTCCCGTTGAAGTTACAGGTGTCTCTGCGGCCAGTGCAACGGGTTCCGTTACAGTCAATCTCCCCGTCAGCATCAGTGTTACTGGAGTATCCGCCGCTAGCGCAATTGGTTCAGCTTCCGTAGTAGTTCCTGTAACGGTGGCGGTATCTGGAGTATCCGCCGCTAGCGCAATTGGAAGTGCTACAGCAGTAACCAATTCCAATCTTTCTGTTACAGGTGTCTCCGCAGCAAGTGGTATTGGTTCCGTTCAGATAAACTTCGCGTTCAGTGTAGAGGGGGTTTCGGCTGAAGGAATTGTCAATAATGCCCTTGTTTGGAGTGTTATTGACACCTCTCAAACCTCTAGTTTCTCAGAAATAAGTACCACACAAACGCCGTATTGGACAAAAATAGCGGCATAGGAAAAGGCTATGGCATCTTCATACACATCAAGTTTTGGCATCGAAAAAATCGGATCTGGAGAACAATCCGGCGCGTGGGGAACGACTACCAACCACAATCTGGATATTCTGGATCGGATAGCTTCTTACAAGGCGGTGGGCTTAACTGGAACAACCACCACTTTCACTGTCCGAGAAGCATCCCCAGGCTCCGGGACTGAAAATCTTCAGGATGGAATGTACCGCGTGGTTAAGTTCACGGGAGCATTGGGAGGTAATAATACCGTCACAGTGGCTCCGAATACGACGGCTGCTTATTTTATTATGATTAACGCAACCACAGATTCAGGATCCAGTGGACCGTATTCAGTTATTCTGACTCAGGGTAGTGGTGCCAATATAACGATAGAGAACGGTAAATCTGCTCTCGTTTATATGGATGGCGCGGGTTCTGGCGCGGCGGTTGTGGATGCTCTGTCCAACTTGGCCCTCGCTACCATAACAGCTTCTGGAGACATTACCTCTAGCGGAACCTTTAATGCGTTAGGTGATACTGCCGCCAGTGATAAAGCCGCAGTTGGGTACACTTCCGCTGAAGGTCTTATCCTTACAGGTCAGGGTTCGACCAATGACGTTACGATCAAGAATGATGCTGACGCTGATGTCTTAGAAATTCCTACAGGAGGCACAGATGTCACGGTTGTAGGAGACATTACGGCTGGTGGGACGGTAGGCGCTACTGGCGACACCGCAGCGGGAGATGATGCTGCTCTTGGTTACACTTCTGCCGAAGGACTGATCCTTACAGGCCAGGGTTCGACCAACGATGTTACGATCAAGAACGACGCTGACGCTGACGTAATCACAATCGCCACAGGCACTACCAATGTAGACA